TTATCTATGGCTACAATAGTTTTCTATCATTAATTGCGATTTATCTACAGTAAAAAATCCATCGCCCCATATATCTTTAAATTCTTTAAATGAGTAATTTATTTTACACTGCTCTTTTATTATATCATAAAATTCATTTAAAAATTTTTCCTCATCTTCTTTACGAACCACTTCTAAAATATAATACTCGTCCCCTACTTCTTCAGCAAGAACTTCAATTCCATTAAGGGTTTCATGTTTTAAGTTTTTTAATATTCCCCTTACTATCATAAAATACACCTCAAGATTTTTTATTCATAATTAATTACACATATAGTATTGGTATATTTTATTATTTGTAAACTATAATAACATTAGTTTTAAGCTTTAAAATAAAAAACATAACCGATACTTAATATACCTATAGCAATTTTCTTAATAATATTAAAGATAAAACAGCTTGAAACTTTAAATTACTAACACCAAATTTATTCCTACAAACTGAAATTTAACTCAATGCACAATTCACATTTCACAATGCACAATTAAGGATGATTTACCTTTTGCTACGCTCAGGTAAATCTTAGAACTTGATAGTGTCAGCTGCGCTGATTACTATATTTTAAGCGCTTCACGCGCATTAAGTTTGAGATTTTTCGCAGCGCTAGCTGAGAAAAATCATCCTTCATTGTGAATTGTGCATTGTGAATTGTGCTCTGTCGCAACTTCCACTTTAACAGGATAAACTTGGTATTATCATTTTCAAACTTTCATGTTGTCTATCTATATAATTTACTTCCCCAAAAAACAAAAAAATCCTTCCAAAATAAGGAAACATTTTAAAATATTTATTATTTTACAATTGCTGCTGTAGTAATATTCACTTGATTTATAGTCTGTTGAAGTTGCAAGTTCTTAGCTTTAAGTTCATCATTCTCCTTTTGTATCTTATCAATTTGAGATACTTTTTCTGCTTCTGTAGGCATCTTATGCCCTAGATCATTAACCGCATTTTTAATAGTTGCATCTACAAGAGCTTTCTTATTATCATCAACCTCAACTTTCATTTCTTTAAGGACATTCAAAACTACACTTTCCGCTAATCCTGCTCTATCGTCCTTTCCTATATCTCCTGAATGATAAAGTTGTTCTGCACTTCCTACTGCTATTGGTGCCCATTTCTCTATAACATTTATTACACCTTGTGCTGGTATAGGAAATAATGGTTTTATTTCATCTATTACCGCTTGGACCAATTCCCCTTTGCCGTTTAATTCCTTTATAGCTCCATCCACATTAACATTCTTCTTTTTTAAGTATGGTACAGCTCCTAACATAGTTCCCAATACTCCAAAAGTAACTGCTAAAGTAGAAATTAATGCTAAAACATTATTTGATATCATTTTAAATTACCTCTCTCTTTATATTTTTTATTTTATAAATTAAAAAAGTGCCATTTCAGACACTTATGGATATACAACATGAAAATTTGAAACAGCTGATGTTATAATTTTACAAGTAATATTTTGTATGACTTAATCAGTTGACAATGGACAGAGGACAATTGACAGTTAAGGATGATTTACCTTTTGCTTCTCTCAGGTAAATCTTAGAACTTATTAGTATCAGCTGCGCCGAACACTATATTTTATATCATGCGCAAGCATTAATTTTAGGATTTTTCGAAGTGATAGCGGAGAAAAATCATCCTTCACTGTACTCTGTCAATTGTACTCTATACTCTAAGTCAAATCCTAGTTTTACAGGATAAAATTGGAGATTGTAATTTTAAAGTTCTATGTTGTCCATCTATAGTTTCCGTTGAAATTCCATCTATTGTTTTGAGACATCCATTTGTACCAGTTGCATATATGACATAAGGCTTGGTTGCACGTATTATCCCATATTCCTGTCCTTGGTACATCTATGACCTCCTGGAAACGTATATATGCTTGTTTCGTTCTTTCTCCCAAAATACCATCTACAACCAATGGTTTATTATCATCATCAAAAATGTCAATTAAATTTAAGCTTGCTTGTACCACCGCTATATTTTTATCTCCCACAATATTCGCCTCCAAATACATATATCTTTTATCTAATGTTCTTTTATTTATAGAATTAAAATTAGAACCACTAACGTTTAAATCCACATTTCCATTTACACCTGGAACACTGCCGCATTCTGAATATTGCCATATAGCATAATTCTCCCACTTAGAAATACTTGGATTTGACACTCCATAGTTAGCTATCCATAAAGGATATTTTGTTATATTAGAATTTAAATGCGAGTTTATATAATCATAATTACAATATATTAATGCTGGAGCTATTGAAGATATAATATCCAAAAATGCAATACATGCCTCTGTCATATCTCCGCTGCACTGCTGCTCAAAATCTAAAACCACAAAATCAACATTTGATGGACAATTTGCTTTAAAAAAATTTGCTTCTTGAACAGCTCTGCTTTCATCCGTAAATCTTGCAAAATGGTATGCACCAGCAATAAGTCCATTAGACTTTGTATTGGCTACATTCTGCCTTCCATACTCATCTACAAAAGTGCAGCCCTCAGTTATTTTAGATATTACAAAGCCATAGCCAGCACTTTTCACGCTGGCTATATCTACAGTTCCATTTAAATTGCTTATATCTATTCCTTTCATTTCCTTCCTCCTTTCTTATATTTTTGAAAAAATAAACCCCAGTATTGCTCCAACTATACTGGAACATACTGAAGTTATAATAGCTGTTTTGGTCTTTGAATAATCTTCGACAGGCTTGCATTTTATTTCTTCTATCCGTCTTTCTATTTCTTCCACTTTTGCAGTATTTACAGCATTCTTATCTATATTCTCAAGTTTATCTCCTATTTTATCAAGACTACCCTTGATTTCATTCAGCATTTTAAAAATCATCTTGATTTGTTCGCCGCCGCTAGAAGAAAATTTTTCAACTTCTCGAAGTCTTTCGTAAATATCTTTTATATCTGCTTTTATGTTTTCAACTTGTATGCAATCTTTGCAGGTTTCTGACATAAAACACCTCCTTACAGTTGAGAGTTGACAATGGAGAGTGGAAAGTTAGAGGTTGACAGGTGTAGGAGTTTGCAGTTTACGGGTTTTAAGCTAGGTTTGTAATTTAAAAGTGGCAAATTTTAAGTTTAATCAGAGCACAAAGTACAGTTTTTGTTTTCCTGTCCATCCTAAAAACTTTATTTGATTAGTATTTAATATATTATCTTTATCAAGTTTTGCTTCGTCCAAATCTGTTTTTATTTTTAAGTAATCAGCATCGTTTTTGTCAACCTTTTTGTCTATTATATTCTCCAGCTTATTAACTTCTTGCTGTAAACTTTCTATTTGTATCTCTAGTTTTGTAGTGTCCAAACTCACCACCTCCATCGTAAAATAAAAAAGACTATCACTAGTCTTTTAAATATATAAAGTATATATCCATTTTTATCCACCTTTAATTTAATATGATTGGTTAAATGTAGTAGAATTACTCATATGCTATACAATAAAATGTTTGATTTCCACCAAAAAAAGGATATTGGTCTACCATAAATCCATCATTAGTCATAACTGGTATATCACTACCACTAAAAGTACTATCCTTTACTCCACATAATGAATATGTCGTGGGTACTATAATTGTATTAGATAATATTAATACATAACCATTTGTAAAAGTAATTAGTGCTAGAGTTGGACGAAAAGGAAGACCAGAAACAATAATATGACCATATTGATTAGTGGCACTACTGCTTGTATAAACTCTTTTTCCACCCAAGCTTTGTAAAGTAGCACTTCCATTTATTTTACTACCATTTGCATATGCACTATATCCACTCAATATTTTATCTGCGGTTAATGCTGTAGCATCTGCTGTATCTACTACACTACTTTTGCCACTTACTCCGAATATATTAGTACCTGCTTTAATATTTCCTGATACTAAATTATTTTCTATTACATCAACTTCGCTTAATGTTGGATTGTTTGAATCTTTAGCCTCTAAATAGGCACCAACTGGCATTTTGATTGCTAATTTTATATTTCCGCTATCATTCCATACCAAAGATTGATTTGATACTAATCCCCAAGGATTATTAGGCATACTTCCAACTATTTGTCCCCCATCTACAGTTGCGGTTTTTCCACTAAGTAAATCGGCTGATGTAGCATTTCCACCACCTCCTTTACCCTGTAATATAAAATTTTCATCGACTGCATTATAAGCTAAATTTGCTATGAATCCTCCATGAATGTCTGAAACTTTATTTCCGTAATAATCATAAACATTTTTTGCACCTAAATTATTTATATTTAATGTTATTGCACCTGTAGCTGTAACATTAAATCTTAGTCTTATTTGTAAGCCATCTGTAAGTGCTGTTAAATTAGGAATTGCTGCGGAATAAGCATTGCCACTATTTGTAGTTACTGCATATCCAATATGCTTCGCAGTATCTGCCAAATGTGAATTGACAGTTCCCTGCAAATTCCCTATGCTATCTTCATTATTCTTAAGTTTGGTGTCAATCGTATCCATATTCCCGTTAATCACATCAATATCAACGGTATCATTTCCTTCTGGCTTTTTTAAGCCGTAATTTGCTGTTGTTTGCATAAATGTTTTCCTCCTTTATATGTTAAACTACTGCGAAACTTAAACTATTTATGTTCCAAAATACCAATATTCAAGGGATTATGGTGCATATATAGTTTGTAGTTGAGCTAGTTTATCTTAATCATCATAAATTTTTAATTTATTCTAGATATTGGTTTTGCCTAAGACCAAGTAAATTTTTAGCTAATATCATTTTTATCAAATAAAATCATGTATACACTATACTTTAACTATAAATTGAAAAATTAATTTCTAAATATAAATAAAGATACCTTAAAACAACTCTGCTAATCTTATTACGGTACCTCAAATTAAAACTTGCTGCTAAAAACTAAAAAATAGATTATTTTATTTTTTATATATTTCAAAATAAATACTTCCTAAACTGTAGCATTTGGAATAGCCATTCCCCAAGTCACTTTATTTACGTCATCAATGTCAGTTAAACTATTAATATAAACTGTTAAAGCCTCCAAATATTCTGTTTGAACTGTTACAAATTTGTGTAGGTCTGTCCCTAATTTAATCATTGCATCAGGTGTCCAAGTAACATACTGTCCTTGATTTACATTCTTCCATGAGATAGACTCTGTAGAAAATCCCGCTTTTACTGCCATAGCCATTGTAACTTCTCCATTTATTCTTACTTGGTCGGTTTGATTACATGAATATGTTTCTTCTGTAATTCCGTCAAATGCTACAGAAGTAAATGTTCCGAAAATTTCATTTTGATATGCCTGTGTTATTTCATTTATTTTGTTTTGTTTTACTGATACCAAATCTGCATCTTCTGAAAATAGTGTATTAGTTGTTGGATTATAAAAAAGTTGTTTTATTAAGTCGCCTGTGTAATCTATAACTTTCCCTCCAAGTGCTTCTAGTTCTGATTCTGTGTATAGTGTTCCATCATCTTTCTTCATACCATTATCTTTATCAAAAGGCATATTATGCTGAAATCCTATATTATATTTTGTGTCCGTTATTTTTGTTAAGTTATTTATAAAGATTTTCATTTAATTCATCTCCTAAGATTTTATTGTATATATGTTGCATCCATATATTTTCCGTGTTACGCCATTACTATGAATAACATAAACATTCTCGGATGAGCTTACAGCAATTCCTATGGCATTTGTAACGTCACCATTTGACCATACTTCCACTCCACTTGGATTTAGTTTCCTTACTGTTTTTGATGAAGCAGTATGACTAACATAAACATTTCCCGATGAGTCTACGGCAATTCCTACGGCATTTGCAACATCATTATTTGACCATACTTCCACTCCACTTGAATTTAGTTTCCTTACTGACTTTCCTGAAGTACCTCCATCATAACTAACATAAACATTTCCTGATGAGTCTACAGCGATTCCTCTAGCCATTGGATAATCAGAATTTGTCCATATTATTCCACCATTTGAATTTAGTTTTGCTACTGTTGTGCCACTAGATTTTAATAAGGAAACATAAACATTTCCTGATGAGTCTACTACTATGTTGTTAATATTAGGACTAATCGTGTAAACATCTAGCACCCAAACCAATGTTCCTGAACTATTAAATTTTTTTAAACTACTATCATTATAGAAGCAACCAACATAAACGTTTCCTGATGAGTCTACTGCTATGGCTTGAGGCAATGCAACATCACTTTTTGACCATATTTCTACTCCACTTGAATTTAGTTTTCGTACATTTTTGCTTCCTGCATCATGATAATAGATAACATAAACGTTTCCTGATGAATCTACTGCTATGCCATATGCTTGTGCAAGGTCAGTTAACGACCATATTTCTGCTCCGCTCGAATTCATTTTTATTACAGACTTTCCTAAGTAATTATCATATGCAACATAAACATTTTCAGACGAGTCTAATGCCAGTCTATAAGCAGTAGCAGGATTTGTTGACGACCATATCTGTGTTCCTTGTTGATGAATAACATTTAAATTCATATCTGATATTGTAGAACCTATTCCATAACCAGTGATTATATTGCCTATAGCGCTAACTAAATCAGAAAAATTTTTTGATGCTGGTGTTGTTCCTTTGGCACTAATAGCGTTATAAATATCATTTTTACCATTAGTGCCAGACGTAAAAAGTTCTGCTAATACATTCTCCACATTCTTTGGATTGCTTGAAAAATGGTTTGATGGATCCGAAATTGTTATATCTGAAGCTCCTAAGCTTACACTCCCTGTTTTACCATTTACACTTTGCACTGGCACACTTGGAATCGTAGTTTTTAATTCATTTAAAGCATTTACTATTGTATCTTTAGATGATGTTTTAAGTTGAGAGCGGTCACCAATGCCATGCGCTGTAAGTGCATTTACATGATTATTAAAATCAGCTTGGTTAGCTTTTGCTGAAATGGCATTCGAAAGTGTAGTTTTAAAATTAGGGTCATCTCCCATTGCACCAGATAACTTTTTTAATTCCCCGTCAATGCTATCCATATTCCCGTTAATCACATCAATATCAACGGTATCATTTCCTTCTGGCTTCTTTAAGCCGTAATTTGCTGTTGTTTGCATAAATATTTTCCTCCTTTATATGTTAAACTACTGCGAAACTTAAACTATTTATGTTCCAAAATACCAGTATTCAAGGGATTATGGTGCATATATAGTTTGTATTTGAGCTAGTTTATCTTAATCATCATAAATTTTAAATTTGTCCCAGCTGCTCCCTTTTGCCTGAGACCAGGTAAGTTTTTTATCTTCAAGAAAACTCCAAACTGTGTAAGTGTATTTAAAATCATAAGCTAAATGAGCTGGTTTTATGGTTTCTAAGGTTTCTTTAAAAGCTTCAAGGTTTTTAGGGATACCTAGGATTCCAACAAACTGTATTGTAAAAGAATAATTTTCTGGATGCTCTATTACATTTACCTCTCCGCCAGAAAAAGCTTCTGAAACATTTTTTATCATGCTAATGGTAGTTGTTCCTGAGCCTCTCATTTTAGCTTTTATGATTTCACGCCTATCTTCATAGGTTTTATTTAAATCTGTTGGAATTCCATATTCATTTTCAAAATATGAAAGACCAAAGGTTGCTGTCTCCACGAAAAATTCCTTTAAAAGTGCTTCTCCTTCAAAGGCTACAACTCCAAGTTCGTAAGACACAGCTTCATCTAAGTTTTTAAATACTGAGGCTTCTCTTAAAAATGGAGAAATGTATTTTAAAAGATCAGGTTTATATGGCTTAAGTTCCTCATCTGGTATTTTAATTTCTTCTGAGTACTCATTTGTACCATAGCGTTCTGTACCATACACTTAATCCACCCCCTTAAGATCATTCCAGGTTAATACCGTTTTGTTTGTCAAAACTTTTGTCCATCCATCCCAGGTTCCAGCTCTAAAAGCTCTCATATATATGTTGTTTGGAGAATTACCTGTACTTCCATAACCAAAACCTACTGCATATTGTACACACCAGCCGTCTCCTAAATATTTAATGCTAACAAAGTAATACCAACCAGATGTTGGTGCATTCGTCACCGAATATCCTTGATAAAATCCGGTTGTTAAAAGATCATTTAAATTTGTATTGCTTATGTCAGTTACATTTGGAATAAAACTTGAGGCATGTTTTCCATCAACTGTATCCGCATTTCCACCATCAATAGGAAATGATACTGGAAAATCCGTTATGTCAGCTTTAGTATGCTTATGTCCATTCGCTGACTTACTACTAACTGTATTCCATAAGGCTTTTTCATCATCAGTTGTCCACCTGTGAATTGAATCCTCTGTGATCATAGCTGCTGGATGCGAAGTTGGATGAACATAATTATTTGCATTATCCTGCACCCCTGCAAGTTTAGTCTTTTCAGTTGTTGTGTAATCTTCGGTGCTTAACTGCTTACCAGTTACCTTATCAACCTTTTGAGCTAATTCTGTTGTAACCGTACTTGCATAATTAGCATCATTATCTAATGCCTTTGCTAATTCCTGAAGGGTATCTAAATTTGAAGGAGCTGTTCCAATAATATTTTGAATTCTTCCATCTGTTTCTTCCTTTGTATAAATATCACTCTTATCTGCTTTAGTTAAAAATTCGGTGTCTACATAAGTTTTTTCTGCTTTGCTGCCTTCAATATTTGATACTCTTAAGTCATTAGCACCTTTATACCTTTCAACTTCATTTTCTATATTCACAAGACTGTCTTGAACTTTGTTGATGTCATCAGCTTCCACAGTGTCACCTGTAGTTTCATAGGTGATGTAAACAGGACTTACTTCTGAAAATATTTTAATATTTCTTTTCCAGGGGGCCGCACTTGGAGTGGAGACTATAACATTTTTAACCTTTGTACCTGTAAGCCTGGAGCCTGTATATACATTTATAGAGGTTAAACTTACATTGTCATGCTGAAGCTCACCTTCATATACACCGTCCTTTAAAGCTGCTGTTTCTTCTATTACATAGGTGTTGTCATCAAGCTTATTTAGCTTATTTGTAAAACTATCTATATTTTGAGGATATGCCATAACTTACACCCCCAAACTTATAGTGCCTAAAACAGGTATTTCTTCATCTTTAAGTCCAACATTTGAAGTTGAGCCATTAACGGTTAAGCTGCTGTAATCCAAGACCCCAGTCGTGTTTAAAAGTATATCCCCTACCTTAGCATTTGAAATATAACTGTTTGTAAAGGCAATGGCTTTTATATATTCATTTAGAGAAGTGCTGAAATTATCTCTAACGCTTTGAAGGGTGTATCCATTAGACAGCACAACCTTTGCACTGACATCTATATTTAAAGCTTCTGCAGATTTGTAGGTTACTGCCGCTCCTATAGGTCTTACACCTTCAATATAATTTTGTACTGCAGCAACCAAAGTTTCAGAAGCCGGTTCTTTATTGCTGTCAACTATGCAAACCTTCACGGTTCCATTTCCATTCCAGAGAGGAAAAACCTTTGCCCCTCCAACACCATTTACAGACTCTGCCCACTGAAGGTAATCAGATACATTTCCAGAGGATGCTGGGCTTTGAACCTTAGCTAAATACCTTTTAAGTAGGCTTTCATCATCCTCTACATCTGTTCCTCCCGTAGTAGACTTATCATTAGTAACCTTTGTTATTCCCATAACTTGGACTGGAAGCTGAACTATAGTACTGGTTGGAACATTGTATTTATCTCCAACTGAAGTAGATGCTATGTTAACTGAGGCAAAGCCGCCTTTTATTACTGCTGCCTCTGTGATTTCATATTGAAGGCCTCCTAGTGTCTCAACTACAGTACCTTCTGGCACCACTGTATTTTCTGAACCTGTAAAAGTTACCTGTCCATTTGAGAAAGTTCCCTTTTTTCTTGTAACTCCCTGTTCTGCACATCTGTTATCAAGCTCAGTACTGTATCCATTTTCCGCAGCAGTTATGGCAAAGGCTCTTTTTAAAATTTCATCTAAATTTATCTCCTGTTTAGCTATTTCCTGTGATACTGGAGACAGGGCATCGTGTATAAAAGAACCCTCCGACGTATCTATATCAGAGGGAACTCCTTTTTTCATTCTATTTAAAATTACATTATCATCTTCACTATACATTCATTTTCACCTCGCCATATACTGAATTCACACTAAATTCTATAGTGATGTTGCTGCCAGACATATCTATTGAAATATCTTTTACAGCTTTAATGTATGGACTTATCAAAAGCGCTTCTTTAAGATACCTTTCTATTTCACTTTTCATAATGCCTTTTGTATAAGCTTTTCCAGTTAAAGTATCAATTTCACTGCCATAATCAAAGGAATATGCTGGGTATCTATATCTTTCAGTTTTAAGTGCCTTCCATATCCATATTTTGAGAGCCTCTATTCCAGAAACTATTTGAAATTTACCATCCTTTAATAAAAAATCCTTCTTATCAAAATCCCAGGCATATTCTTTAAGCAAGGTAAGTTCCTCTGACACCTCCGAGGTTTTAAAAGCTATGCTTGGAAATATCATGGCAGCACCACCTTGCATAGTATGAGAAAAGTAGAGCCATTTATTTTCACAAGTGCCAAAGTATCGTTAACTGCAATATCACCTTTAAAACTATAAGAGTTTTCTGTGCCATTTAAAGCTATAGTCCTTTGATACCCATCCTTTAAATAATCCGCCAAAAGCAAATTATTTTGTGTAAGCTGCAGATCTCCCACAGAAACTGTTAAAGGAGAAGCACTTATGACTTTTCCAAGCTGAATTCCTTGAGAACTATTTATTGAACCTTGATTTCTTATGGTGCTTACTAAAAAACTGTACGGATTTCCTATATTCATTCTATCCCTCCTCCTGCAAATCCATTGTATTGTTATTGTGCAAAACAAGCTCCATGGTATGGTTTCCTGTTTCCACATCAAAAGTGTGGGTGTCAGAATCTATATACCAAACAGCATCGCTAAGCACATCCATATAAAAAATTTTTGTCTTTACCCCAAAGCCTGTTATGCAGTTCATATTTCCAATTGCCTCCACAGTTGTTTCTGTTTCAGCTCCTTTAAGCATCAGATTTGCTTCTGCATTTGGATTTTTTCCTTCCTCCACAGTATAGGTATCCTGAAGGAGCCCAAATTGAGTTATATATCCTGTATCTTCTACTACTCCAAGGTAATTATTTTTATCGTCATATATCTTTACTCTGTTTATCATATCCTCTATGTTGTCACTATAGGAGCAGCTGTTCATATTCAAATCCGGCCTAAGCTCAAAATTTGGAACTACCTTTCCTTTTTCTATAATCTCAAACTTTTCGCCCACAATCCTTGGAAAATACTGAAGCTTTCCATTTGATGACTTATTAGCTTTTGTGTATGCCTTCATTATTATGTTGTAGAAAGCGTCATTCTGGCTTAAAAAGCTTACATTAACTCCTGTCTTTTCTATATTTCCAGTTTCAACACCTGCATCAAAGCATACCTTTGCAGCTATATCCTCCGGCAGCATATTTTGAAAATTATATGTGCCCTTGGATTTTAGAAAATATATAAGATAGTCATAGGCAGTAAAGGTGACTTCCTCAGAGGAATTTAGTTCCCTATCAAAGACTATTCCTCTAAAAAACTCACCTATTTCATCATCAACAAGCCAAATTAAAGTTCCTGGTCCAATTTGAACGTGAGGTTGATTTTTATCAAATATAGAATAAGCCAAAGTGACTTCTATTTTTCTTGCACATTGGCTTAAATCTCCACTCCATTCAATTGTCTTTAAATAACCTGTAATATCTGTTACAAGCCATCTGTCGTATAAACTATATGCATGTATCATAAATTAAGCACCTGCCCAACATAAATTTTGTTTGGATTTTTTATGCCGTTTTTATCGGCTATGCTCCTGTAATTCATGCCACTGCCTGTAAATTTTTTGGCTATATCATAGAGCGTATCCCCACTTTTAACTGTGTAAGTTTTAGGCACTGTTTTTGTAACTGGTCTTACAGTATTAATTATATTATTTGCAGCACCAACGGAAACTTTGTCATAACTATATCCCCATTTACCTACTATTTCAGAAGCTGCCTCTATCCTTCTATACTCCTTTAAATCAAGCTGAAAATTAACATCGCCAGTTCCATCATTTTCGCCATATTCAAATCTTTCAATGCTGCATTCCATATTTATAGTAGTTTCGGAAATTATAAGCCTTATAGGTTCGCCGCTGTCCTGCCACTTTGAAATCAAATTAACACAATCATAAGGCTCCGGGAAATCCGTATACTGGCAAAAATAATAAGCCTCCTTTGGAAAAAAACTGCTTATTCCTATAGTTTGAAGCTTCCTTTTGCCTATAAAATTAATTTCTCCATAACCTTCAACATTAAAAGCCGAAGAATTTATCTCTCTTGGTATAGTAAACTCAGAAGGCGGAACTGGAAGCCAGAGACTATCTTCCTTTTGTTTTAGTAAAAACTCCATATCGCACCTCCTCACATATTAAGCGCTGCTGCACTAATTTTTCTTGCCAAGGCATTTGCTATTCTATCTATATCTGCCTGTTCTCGTACTACTATAGTATCTGCAAGCTTAGCTATAGACACTCCTCCAAAACCATTTCCCATACTTCTATTTTGCTGTGCTGTTAATACTCTTTCACCCTCATGAAGCTCGGCCACATATCCATTATAAGGAACATATGAAAGACCTGTTGCATGGCTTCCATCGGTTTTACCACCAAACAATTCCTTAACAAAATTTATGCTTGCTTTTATAGGATGAGCCAAAAAGTCTGTAAGCTCTTTCCAAATCTTTTTAATTTCATCAACAACAGCCTTTGTCTTGTCTCTTATGCCTCCCCAGTTGTGTTTCCAGGCTTCATATAAAAGTACACAGGCAGCTACTATAGCCGTTATTGCAAGAACAATAGGATTAGTTTGAAATAATGCAAAAACACCTCTAGCTGCACTTTGAATTACAGTTGATGAGGTGGTAACTATTTTAAGCAATTTATTTTTTAAGACTGAGCCTATAGAATCCATAGAAGACTTAACATCATCGCTGAATTTTTTAACGGTTTTAGACCTTTTACCTAAATCATCAATTATACTTTTAACTTCACTAAAACCTTTCTTTAACTCAGAGCCTATTTTAGGTGCAGCCTTCATTACCGATGCTAGCGTAAACTTTTTAGACATTAAAGTTGAAACTTCCTTTATAGCTTTTGAGAATGGAGTTACAACTTTTGCAAGCCTTTTAAAATCTTGTTCTATTTTTTTAGGATGCTTTTCAATTTCTTTAAATAAATTGATTATTTTTTTAGCTGAACCTGAATTTAAAGAATCTAATTGCTTTTTTAATTTGCTAAAAGCCTTAGTTTTTTCTAATTTCTTTAAAATAGGGTCAATTACTTTTATGTTCTTTTTAAGCTCTGCAAAATCTTTTCCTAATTTTGCACCATCAAGCTTGTTCAAAGCAGGTATATTAATGCCAATAGCTTTCACACCATTTTTTAAGCTGTCTACTATAGCCTTAACCTTACCAGCATCTTTATCAGAAGCCTTCATTGACTGACTGTTTTTAGCAACCTGCATTATAGTACTTAGTGCTTCTTTAGGTGCGCCTTTTATTTTTGAGGATTTGCTAACCTTTTCTAATGCATCCTGCCAGCCTTTGCCTCCTACTTTTAAAGTATCTATATTCTTTAAAGCTTCCCCTACATTCCCCTTTTTTATGGAGCTTGCAACTTTTTGAATATCACTTATAGTTTTATCCTTGTCCGCAGCTATCTTACTAATTGGATCTAGTATTTTTTTGTATTTCGATTTATCTCCTACTAATTTAGAAATGTTCTTAACAATCTTTCCAAAATCAAAAGAACTTTCTTCACTAGAACTTCCTTCTGCCGTCTTTAACCCTTTCACCGGCTCTTTAGTATCTTTTACTTGTCCATTAGCTTTTGAATTATTAACTATAGTTTTTGTACTATCTCTAGTTTTTTTACTGGCTGGTGAAGTACTTATTTTTGAAATATTATCTTTTACTGCTTTCACACTTTTCTTAGTATTATCAATTGCATCTAAAACTATTTTTTTAGGTTTCTTTGAGAACTCATTTACTTGCCTTATTGTGTCAAAAAGCTTAGGCCTTGCTGCATCCTGTGCTTCTATTTTTATTGATTTATTATTACCTACCTGTACTAAACTGCTTTTTATCATATTTGTTTCTTCAATAAATTCTCTACTGTCTGTTCTTATCTTTACAGATAAATTGATATTTCTCTGACTTTCAATTGCTCTCATTGTCTCGCTTAAAATGTTTTTAAACTCTTTTGTCTTATCAATAACCCGTCTTATATTATCCATATAATCATCGGTATTAAGGGTCATATTAACTTGTAAATCATCATCTTCCACTTTTCCACCTCCCTTTTTTATATTTGGAACTGTCGCACTAAATATAAAGAATGCAAACTAAATCAATTCACAATGCACAATGCACAGTTCACAATGAAGGATGATTTTCTTCCGCTTTGCTACAGAAAATCTAAAACTTATTGCTGATGGCAATTTGATATAAAAAACTATTAATTAGTTCAGCCAGCTGAACATCACATTGTGCTTTTATATAATTCTAGATTTATCTGACGAGAGGAAGATAAAGCAACCTTCATTGTGCATTGTGAAATGTGAATTGTGCATTGATTAAGTTGGTTCACAATATTTTCAATTTACCATTGAAACAATTATGGCAGCCCCTTTTACATTAAGTCTACCTCCATAACAGGTATCTTTTTATTTTCAATTTCATGCCATTTTTTGTTTTTATCCGAGATTTCTCTTTCAATAAATGCTCTTAAAACAATCTTGTCTCCCAATTTCATATTCCAGTATTCTGATGGTGCGCTTATCCTTTTAGTCTGAAAAAGATAATACATTAAGTTAACCTCACCATCAGAATTTATGAGTTTTTTATTTCTTCAACCGTACCTTTGTCAAAGCCACATAAGCTATTTATGTGATTATATAAATTAGTTATTTCTCCCGGTTTTCCAGCAAACATCTTTTCGATTAATTCCACTGGACTATGTGCATTAAAATGCTCAAGAAGCTGCTTATCTTTTAAATTTGGCTCCTTTACTCCCTCTAGCACAGTGAACACCTGAATTTTGTTAACATCAATATCGCTGAGTTCATTATTCACAAGACTATAGGAACTTTCTTGAATATCACTGTATTCCTTCATAGAAAGTGCTTCTATTGTAAATACTACTTCTTCTCCCAGGCTTTCACTTAAGCTCTGTATTTTAACCTTTTTAGTTGGCTTTTTTATTTTACTTGTATCTGCTTTTAACAATAAATCCATAACATTATTACTCATTTTTATTCCTCCCGTATAATCAATTCACAGTTCACAATGCACAATTCACAATGAAGGGTGATTTTCTTCCGCTTTGTTACAGAAAATCTAAAAACTATTGCTGACGCCATTTCAAAATAATACCTTATTATATTCGTTCAGATAGATGGTAATCATCCTAAGCTTTTATATAATTTTAGATTTATCCGACGAAAGGAAGATCAACATATATGAGGTTTGGACGAAGTCCATTATCTTTCTAAAACTATATATTTATAATCTTTTTATTCCTTCATTGTGCATTGTGAAATGTGAATTGTGAATTCGTTAATTTATTTCGCAATCTCTATATTTATTACCTAACCTCTATTAATCTTTATAATACTGGAACAGTGTCGTAAATTTCGTAATCAGAGAAAGTAAATGGTATGCTTTCTGTGACCATCTTCTTTGCTTCCCAATCACTTAATGGAAGCTCATCAAAGGTTGCATCTTTTATTGCTATTCTTTCTGTTCCCTCACTATCGGGGTCATCAAGTTTGGATATTATAGTGCAGGTAACAGTATGTCCTGCTTTTATAGCATCTCCAAATTTTATAAGCATTCTAGAATTTACTTTATTTAATTTAAGAGTACCCTTGCCTTCATAACCTGTTACCTTATACTTCTTTCCTCTTGCCTTACACATTTTTACTTCTTCTTTTGTAAGGGTTACCTTAGCTTGAAGTGCTGTAACCTCACTTATATAATCTCCATCAATCCAAACTTCGCCCTCTGTACCTGATATTGTTTTTTGTGAATCATATGCCATAATAAAATTCCTCCTTATATAATAACGTTAATGTTAAAGTCTTCCATTGCATCTGTCCATTTTAAATTTGACATTAAGAAAACTTTATCTTTTGTATTTGCTTCTTTAATTTGCTGTTCCTTCATGCTGCCTGTGTCTTCTCCTATTGATTTTAAGTAATCCTCTTGAGCACTTATATCAATTGAAACTTTGTTATAGTCAGCTGATGAACCATCCAGTAACCCTTCTAAAACAAGCTGATCATTGTAAGCTTGAATTGCAGATATAAGTAGTATCTTGTTATCATAATTATTAGGATATTTTCCTAAATAAAAATCACCTACTGTTCTTTTTACATCATCATGCCACATATCGCTTTTGTCCACTATTAAAACCTTTTTAAAATCTTCCCCTTTATTTGCATCAATAGTTACAAGGGAATTTACTGCTCTGGCTATTTTGCATTTTTCACCATCATTAATTATTATTAATTTTCCTCCAGCAACTGCTTTATCTCCATCATCCTTTGTTAAGTGTGTAACATCCTCTACTTCATTTAATACAGAGTAAGTTGCAGACATTTTAAGTGGTGTTCCTGCAAGCAAGCCTGCTATCCTTGAACAGTATTTAGCCGCAGTATATGTTTTTGCAGAAGTAACTATATTATCAGTGTCAAAATCTATTATTCCTTCATAATCTGCAGCAGTATGTGGAAGAACTGCTTTTACTTTTATGTCTTTATCATCTCTTAGCTGCTTTACCCAGGTTACAATTGCATCAGTTTTATCCACGTCCGGTATAGCCAAATAATCAAATTTTACTGTTTCTAAATAATTAAGTGCTGCAGAAAAGTCTGCTGCATCAGCTGGTACTACATAAACTATTACTTTTTTAGGTGGATTTTCTCCTCCTATAAGTGCAAGCTTAATTTGTTCTTTGTTGGCATCTGCAAGACCGTCTATAATACCACTCTCACTTTTTACTACAAATGGATTAGTGGTAGGCACTGCATCCTTTAAAATTAAAGCTACAATTCCTCTTTCTCCACGTTCTACTGCCGTATTGGCCTTATTTTTAAAAATTATATTAATACTAGGTAAATTCATTTTCTTATACTCCCTTCACAATAACCTCTGAAGCTGTCTGTCCAGTAGGTTCCTCTCTTATTAATTCAAAATAATTTATAAACACTTCAAAGTGCAGCACAATTCCAGTGCCATCATATTCTGTTTCATATTGAGTATATTCAATTCTTAGGCTTCGCCCCTCCACATTAATGGAATCCTTAAATATATTCTCTAGATTATCTGCAGTATCAAAAGCATCCTCAGAAGAATTATCCTTAGGAAAATACTGTATATCCACCATAATAAGTCTGGATTTTGAATTTTTATTCTCCTTTTGACCATTTATCGGAATTAGCTGCATAAAAAAAGCAGGCTCTTTAAATCCCTGCTGTATGCTTTCATCATATATTGGTATATCCTTATATTTTTCAGTTATTAAAACTTTAAAAGCATTCCTAATCTCGTTATAAGTTGCCATCAAACTCTCCCTTCCAAAAATTTTCAAACCATGTTAATATGTCCTGGTTTAAATCATTGCTAAATTCTTTAAGACTTATTCTAACCATGTGATTTCCTGGTACAAATAATGTAATGTTTTGAGAGACATCCTTAGTTCTATAGCCATATTCCATATCCTTTGCCAATTTACTGTCATTGTACACTTGGATATGCCAGCCTTCTTCGTCTCTTACGATCGGACCTATAATCCAACTTTCTCTTACTTCTTCGCCATTTTGAATTGAAGTTCTTTCAACCAGTTTTTCTAAAAATTTATACGCTAGTTCAGCTAACTCCTCCTCAAACTTTTCCTCAAAATCTTCATTTGAATTTTCAAGTCCTTCTACAAACTTATCAATGTTATTTAATTCTATCAAGCATCAACATCCCCTCTTTCTTTAAACACTTAGAAGCTTAAAATTACAAATTCCAAGCTTATCCTGGCAAACCGAAATTTAAAGCAGAGTAGGGAGTAGAGAGTAAAGAGTAGAGTGAAGGTAGATTTACCTTTCGTTTCTCTCAGGTAAATCTTAGAACTTAATAGTTTCAACTGCGCTGAGCACTATATTTTAAGCGCTTCGCGCATATTAAGTTTAAGATTTTTCAAAGCGTAGCGGAGAAAAATCATCCTTCACTCTACTCTCTACTCCCTACTCTTTACTCTGTTTTTTTAATTCCAGTTTGTAGGATTAATTTGGTATTTGCAATCTTTAACTTTCAAGTGCTTTATCTCTAGAATAGAAAAGCAGCCAGAAGTTCTTGGCTTCTCAGCTGCTTTTTTAATTCTATGCTATCAGTATACTATGGTCTATATGTAATTTCATCCTCAATCCGTCCTAAGTTTTTCCAACAAAAATCCAAAGCAATATAATAAAAAAATTCCAGAAAGCTTTAAGCCTCTGGAATGCATATATAGATAAACAACTCGGAATGTTAAAATTAGTTGAATTTTATTTTGGAACGTGTTGGTTATATAAGCATATATCAGTTGACAATGGACAATTGACAGAGGACAGTTAAGGTTGACTTTCTTTCGTTTTACTACAGAAAGTCTTAAACTTAATGCTGACGCCGATTTTTTAAAATCGCCTATTTTTTCGATTAGCAAAGCTAAGTATCATTAGTTATAATCAAAGATTTATCTAAGAGAAACGAAAGATAAATCATCCTTAACTGTCAATTGTCCTCTGTCCATTGTCAACTAATTAAGGTATCCAAAACATTACTTGTAAAATTATAACATTAGTTGTTTTAAACTTTCAGCTTGTTTATCTATAGAGTTATATATTTCATTTATTATTTTATCTCTTTTTATATATGCAGATGATCTAGACATATTGAGTTCATTTGAAACTTCTTCTACACTTAACCTTGGCTTAGATTTATATTTAAGTTCTATAAATTCTAAATCAAACTTTGGAAGCCTTTGTATATTACCTTCAATTTCAGAAAATTCCTCATCTATTTTTCGCAGCTTTGCTTTTAACTCTCCTATTCTTGATAATTTAAATATCTTTTCTCTTTCTAATCTATCAATTGCCTTTATAAATTCCCTTTCAGCATAGCTTGTACATTCTAAACTTGTTTGAACTTTTTCTCCATATACAGTAGACCTTGATTCTTCTTCTATAATTACATTGTTGTTTTTAATATCATCGTCTATTTGTTTAATTTGATCCTCTAATTTGTTTATTTTTAATTTAATTCCTTTTACCATGTATTCATAATTAAAATAGTCATATAACCTTTTTTCAACTTCTTTTAGTATTTCTTTATTCATTTTATTACCTCTCAATCATATAACTTATTAGTTTACAAGAAACATATTGTTATTTTTGTTAGTGTTTTAGAAACTTTTATATTTAATATATATCTTTTTTGTTTCCATGTCAATAACTTATTCTTGTTTTGTTTACATTTGGAAACGAAAGTATTATAATCTTATTATAAGAAATCAAAGGAGATTAATATCAATGGGTGAATTAAGTTGTAAATTAAAAAAATTAAGAGAAGCTAAAGGAGTTTCCATGGATAAAATGTGCAGTGACTTATATAATCTTTATGGTGTAAGCCTCGCCAAAAGCACCATATCAAAATGGGAAAACGGAAAAATGGAACCAACCCTATCATATGCTAAGCTTCTTTCACAGTATTTCAATGTCACCTTAGATTACATAACTGGAATTTCGGAAAAAGAAAAAATTACGGCCACTTCAAATGGCCTTGAAACTGTGGCTGCCCATTTTGATGGAGAAAATTTTTCTGAGGAAGATAAAGAGGATATTGAAAATTTCATAAGATTTGTGCTATCTAAAAAAAAGAAATAACCACAGACATTTTAGGAGGAATTATATGATTAAGGCATTAGAAGATGAACTTCAAGAGCAAAATTTAGAGATAATCGAAGTTAACTTTAAAGGAAAGTTAAAAGGTCTTTACTCTGATAATACCATAGCTCTTGATTCAAAAATAGACACAGAAAGTGAAAAAAATTGTGTGCTAGCAGAAGAAATAGGTCATCACTATACCTCTTATGGAGACATACTGGATCAAAATAATATAAAAAGCATAAAACAAGAAAAGAGAGCCAGAAATTGGGGATATGAAAAATTAGTTAAATTATCGGACTTAATATGCGCTTTTGAAAAAGGCCTTAGAAATAAAGCAGAGCTTGCAGACTATTTAAATGTAACTGAAGAATTTTTAGAAAAAGCTGTTGAGCATTACAAGGAGAAATACGGAATTTGCCATGAAATAGATAACTACACCATATACTTTGAACCTAATTTAATAATTTTAAAAATGTTTTAAAAAAACAGCACCATTATTTAAACAGTGCTGCTTTTTATTATGCTCCAAGTCCTTCAAACTGCATATTGTAATAGTAAGCATACAAGCCATCTTTTTCAAGAAGTTCTTCATGATTTCCTCTTTCCTGTATACCTTCATTATTTATAACTATAATTTCATCTGCATTTCTAATTGTACTCAATCTATGAGCTATAACTATAGTTGTCCTATTCTTTGAAAGTTCCTCAAGTGATTTTTGTATAAATCTTTCACTTTCATTGTCAAGAGCTGAAGTTGCTTCGTCTAATATTAATATTGGAGGATTTTTTAGAAAAACTCTAGCTATTGAAATTCTCTGTTTTTGTCCTCCAGAAAGCTTGACTCCTCTTTCACCAACGTAGGTATCATATCCATCCTCAAGACTCATTATATAATCGTGTATATTTGCTCTTTTGGCTGCCTCTATAATTTCCTCATCAGTAGCCTCTGGTTTTCCGTATCCTATATTGTCTTTAATTGTACCAGAAAACATATAGACATCCTGCTGAACTACTCCAATGCAGCTTCGCAAAGATTCAAGGGTTACATCCCTTATGTCTTTTCCATCAATAGTAATTGCCCCTTCTGTAACATCATAAAATCTAGGTAAAAGAGAGCATAAGGTTGTTTTTCCACCACCAGATGGTCCAACAAGTGCAATATTTCTTCCCGCCTTTATACTTATACTTAAATCTTTAAGTACGTAGTTTTCCTTGTCATAGCTGAAGGATACATTTTTATATTCTATATTTCCTTTTACATTTGTCATAATTTCTGCATTTTCTCTGTTTTCTATTTCTCCTTCAGTTTCCATAACATCTATAAATCTTTTAAAGCTTGCATAGCCTTTTTGGAACTGCTCTGTAAAGTTTATAAGTACATCTATAGGGTTTATAAATATATTTACATACAATGCATACATGGCTAAATCAGTAGGTTTTACAGTACCCTGTGCTATAAATATTGCACCAAAAACTATAATTGATACATACAAAATTCCTTGAAAAAACGAGTTTCCTGCTATGAATTTTCCCATAGCCGTATAGGTACTAACTTTAGACTTAAGATAATTTGTATTTGCTTTTCCAAACTTTCTTTTTTCAAGCTTTTCATTGGCAAAGGATTTTACAACTCTTATGCCAAGAAGACTGTCTTGAACCATTGAATTTACACTGGCTATCTTTTTTCTATTATCCATAAAAATTCTCTGCATCTTTTTATTTTGAATAAAAGAAAATATAACCATAATTACAGTAACCATGCACAATATCAACGTCATTTTAACGTTGACTGTTAAAAGTATTACAAAAGACCCTATTATTTTAAGTGCTGATATAAATATATTTTCAGGTCCATGATGTGCAAGTTCCGAAATATCAAATAAATCTGATACAAGTTTAGACATCATTTCACCCGTGTTATTTTCATCATAATAAGAAAATGGAAGCATTTGAAGGTGATCAAACAAATCTCTTCTCATATTATTTTCCATTCTAGCACCCATTATGTGCCCCCAGGAAGCTATAAAATACTGGCAAAAATATTTTATTATGTACATAAATAAAAGTCCTATACCTATGAATATTATTGCCTTCATTATATATGCCTTATCTCTTACAAAAAAATTCTTAGAAAGATAATTAAGTATAACTGGAAAAGATAGATCAATTAAAGAAACAATAAGTGCGCAAAACATATCTGCAAAAAAAAGAAACCTATAGGGCTCGTAGTATTTTATAAATTTCTTCCATACTTTCAT